TGTGCACCAACCGCTTTTACGTGCACGAGCGTGTCTACGACGAGTTCGCGGCGAAGTTAACCAGCGCTGTCAAACAACTGCAGGTCGGGCGCGGCACCACGGAAGGTGTGACCCAAGGTCCGCTGATCAACGAAGCGGCCGTGTTGAAGGTGGAAAGCCACATTCAGGACGCGCTCGACAAAGGCGCACGCGTGCTCAACGGCGGCAAGCGCCACGCGCTTGGACATGGCTTCTTCGAGCCGTTCGTGCTGGCCGATGCCAAGCCTTCGATGCTGCTGGCTCGCGACGAAACCTTCGGGCCGCTCGCGCCGATCTTCCGTTTCAGCTCGGATGAAGAAGTGATCGCGCTTGCGAACGACACCGAGTTCGGCCTCGCCGCCTACTTCTATAGCCGCGATATTGGCCGCGTGTGGCGTGTGGCGGAAGCGCTCGAGTATGGGATGGTCGGGATCAACACCGGTCTCATTTCCAACGAAGTCGCGCCGTTCGGCGGGGTCAAGCAATCCGGCGTGGGCCGCGAAGGCTCGCACTACGGTATCGACGAATATATGGTGGTGAAGTACATGTGCGTCGGCGGTATTTGATCCTTTACTGGCGGGGCTCTAATGCGGAAGTGACGCCAAAAGTAGCGCTGGCGTTTCAGCCGTTGCGGAGCGCCCGCGCCTTCTCAATCAGCGTCTCAATCACCGTGCGGTTTTTGGTCTCGCGCCTGCGTTGCGCCATGATCTCGCCGCAGATGTCGATGCATTCGTCACAGATCGCCGTGCCGTGTTCGCCGCGCACCATCGTGTGCGCATCGTTCTGCAGCGTACCGCAGAAGTCGCAGATCAAAATCTTGTTGCTGCTTTCCATCACTCCCCCTCATGCCATGCCCTGTTGACCTCACTGAATACTATCGGCACGGCTTCATGTCCCTTTAGGGAAACTTCGGTCTCGTCTTTGGGGTAATTCATCAGCCCCTGGCTGCCCAGCATCCGAATCAGTTGCTTGCTGTGCTTGCCGGTGGCTGCAAGTTCGGCCATCACTTCATCTTCGATCTGATGCATCAATCGCCAGGTCAGAACGCCGGCCTGGCGGTGCCGCGCTACGATGGCTGGGACGATCTGTTTTATGGCGTGTTCTGCGTTGTACAGCCCAGCTCCAAAATCACTCATCGACCCCTCCGACCTTCGTTAGCGATGCGCTCCGATCGCACTGATCAGTTGGCGCGCGAACTCCACATCACGGCGCAACCCGGCAGCATCTGAATCCTCAGGCGCACGCGCGATAGCCCTTTGCACCTGTGCAAGCACTTCGTCAGCGCGCTCCATGGCGCCCCACATGATATCCATCTGCTTCTGCAGGCTGTCGGCCGCAGTCGCTTCCCTCTTTCGGATCTCATCCAGCACCAGCGCCGCCGTATCTATGTGTGGATTTCGCGCAAGGCGAAGCAGCATCTCCGCATTAACGGATATGCCGGCAGCAGATGCCGCATGGTCAATCTCGGCGTGCAGTTCCTTGGGCAGCCGGATCGAGGTCGCGAAGGTATTTTTGTCGTTTGCCATGCGGCGGATTCTATCCACCGGTCTATTGTGATACCAGAATCACATCTTTAAGCGCCGAAATGACACTGTTAGACGGCTCATATCGCACCATAAACGAATCACTTTTGATACTATTCTGATACCACTGAGGGTTCGTTGACGCACTACTGGGTGGATGAATTATGGAACCGGCGAGACACGGTCTAGAGGCGGCGCAGACCGCGCGAGATGGAAGTCTGTTGGACGATCTGACGATGAAGAATATGCAGCTGGAATCGCTGCTCGTCGTGTTGATGCACGCAATTCAGGCCGATGCGCCGCGGCATCATTTGGAAAGCACGTGCTGGCTCGCCTGCGATATGGCAGAGGGTCTGGGGGCGACCCTCTGTGCATTAGTTCAAAGCGGACGCCCGATCGATACCGGCGCCACAGGGCGATGCGAGTTGTTGTAGCGAGCCGCAGCAAACTTATCCAAGCGTCGGAATAACTTTTCCCGAACACGCATGGGGAAGGTAGCCTCGCCCACGCCAGGGCCGAGCGTTGAGGGGACTGGCAGAGTCGTCACCATCTCAGGCGAAGTGACCAGCAAGCGTTGCTTGTGCTCCCAATGCCTGTCAAGCGTCGTATCGATCGCATGCACGATCCGCTTGCTGTGCTCCAGTAGGTTCTCGGCAGCCGCGCGCGTCACCAGGTAGCACTGCGTGCCAACGGGCCCCCTGTCGGTCCACATTATCTTCAGGCCGCTCGGCAGCAACGCATACGGTATCGATGCATGCTTGTTCAGCCGCATCAACCGTACAATGTCCCAATGGTCACGGTGCTCGAAAAGCTCGTCAACAGCAGCCTCAAAGCCGGGTAGAAGCTCAATGTCGTCTTCCATCACGCAGACCGCTTCGAGATCTGAGCCGGCGAGTTGTTTCCAGATTTCACGGTGGCTCAGGTAGCAGCCGACTTCGCCGCGCGACATGTGACGCCCATACCTGCGCAAGCGTTCGTCGACGGCATAACCTGACACATCTGAAAGGTCTGCAGCGGGTTTGATGGCGCCGAAGAACTCGACGTCAAGCCCTAGCTGATCGAATTGCGCTTGCATCACAGCGCGCCGGTCTAGAGCGCTCTTAAGCGATATGCATACGTATTTGAAACCCCGGCCTTTCGTCATTTTGACGCCTCTGATTTTTTGGCATCGCAATGGTAATAACATTGGAATCGCCTAGCAACTAGGCGACATCCGAATATGCTGACTGCTTCGATATTGTGGCGTGCGCACTACTGCTGGATGAAGCTCACCGATGGCAGCGTCGTATAGGTGATCTGCACTTGGTCACCCTCATAGACGTCTATTTGCCCAGGCAAAACGGGGCGCCCCCCGGTTGTCGCAAGGATGTTGTGTCCAACGCCATTTCGGATATACGACATGCCAGTAATCGCGCCGCTCGTATCAATCACCAAAAACCCATCCGCCGGCGCAATGTAAATGTACGGCGATGCGCCGATCGTCAGCGCCACTGCGTTAGCCTTCGAATTGATCGGCGTGTTGACCCATTTCGTGCCATCCCATGTGAGCCTGTCGCCGACTTGTGGCGACGTAATCGTGACATCGGTAAGCGACTCGAGAGTCGTCAGGTGCTGCGCCTGCTCGGCGGACGCGGCGGCCGCCGTTGCAGAAGCAGCGGCATTAGTTGCCGACCCAGCAGCGTTCGTCGCCGAAGTCGTTGCGCTCGTCGCGCTTGTCCCTGCATTGGTTTCAGACGATGCCGCAGCGGTGGCGCTCGTGGCCGCATTAGTGGCTGAACTAGACGCGCCAGTCGCACTGGTATTTGCTGCCGCAGCGCTGTTCGCTGCATCAGTGGCGCTACTCGCAGCACTCGATGCGTTATTGGCTGCAGTCGATGCACTGCTTGCCGCACTACTGGCGCTTGTCGCGGCAGTGCCGGCGCTTCCTGCCGCGGCGCCTGCTGCGTTAGATGCCTGCGTCGCAGAAGATGATGCCGTAGCGGCCGAGCCGGATGCGGCTGCAGCGGACGATGATGCAGCCGAAGCGTTAGCGGCAGCGTTCGATGCCTGCGCATCAGCATTCATAGCTGACGTATTTGCCGCCGTCGCACTGTTGCTCGCGGCAGCCGCTGATTGAATTGCTTGCGCCGCGCTGCCGCTAGCCAGGGTCGCACTCCCCGCAGCTGATGTGGCGGATGCATTAGCTGCTTGAGCATTGCTACCCGCATCGTTCGCACTCGCGGCGGCAGAGCTCGCGCTCGCAGCCGCTGCCGCTGCCGCATCCTTTGCAGCTGTCGTATCGATATTCAGATACCGTCCGAAAATCACTTCAACGTGCGAAGTATTGTCGGCAAGAAGGATCGAGATTTCCATGTTTTAGCTCACCGGTGATTGTTCGATTCGGACGTAGCAAGGCGGCCCCAAAATGATGTTGCCATCAGGATCTGTGAGCTTGCTATCGATGCGGGCTTTCCCTGCGGGCCATGTTGAAGTTGACGGCGCAGTCATTGCCAACAAGCCCTGCGTCTGGTCAACCCACGTCACAGTGAGCGGCGCGATAAGCGTCCCGCCCGTTCGATCGTAGAGGTTTGCCGAAAACGTCCAGCCGGTGAAGTCGGCGGGGGCGCCGTTCTGCTGTAGTGTTCCAGCGAGTTTGAATGTCTCGCCGATGTATACGGTCAGCACTGTTACGCTCCTATGCCGGTGTATTCGATGTAGCAAAGTGCAAAGTACGGGGGCCGGTTTTCGTGCGCAGCGTTGCCGCCATTGGCTACGATCCCGATTCCCGTACCAGCCCCGAAGATCGATATATTGCTTAGGGCGCCAGCAATAGAAACGTTGCTTCCGCTAACCGAAGTGCCCGGATTACCAACGAGATTGAACAGACGGCTGTTCGTGCCTTCCTGCGAATAGGATCCACCCTGCACACCGAATGTGCCTGGCACTACGTGTGAGTGGCCAGGATCGCTTACCCCGTGAGCGTGGCCAGGATCGCTAACCGAGTGCGCATGCCCTGGATCGCTTACGCTATGCGCATGCGACGGCATTTCAGAGGTTGTGAGCACGTGAGTTGCTTCACCTCCCGTAGCCCCCGCGGCATATGTAGAGCCAGCACCCACAATAAAGCGGTCGCGCAGGTCAGCGGTGTTATTCGTACCGTCAGCGAGCTGCCAGCCAGCGCCCCATGTCGCAGCGATGTTGGCGACTGCTCCGTGCCACATGCGAACCTCGCCAACCTTGTACGCCAATCCGCGAGCCTGCCCACCGTTGATCGCGTCAGTGCTCGTACTGGTTATAGAGCCAGCGCCGAGGTTGGTGAGCTTCTTGCCGCCCATGTTGACGTCGCTGGTCGGCGCAATGCCTACTCCAGTAGCCAACTGTTTGATGAACGCGCCAAGAGCCTGAAAATAGCCGTTCGCATTCGGTCCTACCTGTTCGGAACCCTGTGGTGAGTTGTTGTTGGGGTTTGTGTCGAGATCGTTAATGGAACTCGGGATTGGCATGGCGTCGTCCAATAAAAAAGCCACCCGAAGGTGGCTTGTGTACTCGAAGTGCTATTACTTCACTTCGGGGCTTCGATCATTCCTTGCTGCTGGAGGGTGCTGACGTAGCGCTGAAGGTATTCGACTTTTGCGCGGGCGTCGTTGTCGGCGTCGTCAACGATGGTGAAAAGAGCGAGTCCAAACGGTGGTGGTAGCTCGGCTGTGCCACTGGCACCATCGCCCACGCTGCCGGTGCTGGTGCCGGTACTGGCTTCACTGCCACTTGTTGGATGGAAGTTGGACACTGCGATGCGCAGCCGGCGACTGCCATCAGCAATGAGAGCGCGATTGCGAGCGTTGTCGGCTTCATGGGCTTGTCTTTCCTTGGTGAGTTGGTCGTCGATCGTGGCGATCTTGCCTTCGGCGACTGTGTGCGCATCGATCGCGCGATTCTCGGCATCGAGCGCCGCTTTCGAAATCAGACTCAGGTTGTTCGCGTACCGCGCGTTGTCGTTCGCGTGTGCGGCCTGCTCGATCGCGAGTCGGTCGTTCTCATACAGGTAGGTCGGCGCCGCACCCAGCGCGATGCCGAGCGCCGCCGCGGAGATGCCTGTGAGCCAATAGCCGTTCATGACTTTTCCTCGCACCAGGCCCGTTCCTGCGCACGGCGCTTCACCAGACCCGGAAGTTCTTCGCCGCCAGCCGTTACCCACTGGGGCTTACCACTCGGCGACTCGTTGAAAGAGCGGCACGCGGCTGCCACGTTGCCTGCCCGGAAGTTCGCCGCGATCGACGATCGGCAATACGCGCCGTCGCCCTCGTTGTAAGCGAAGTCGACGGCGGCCTTGCGCTGCCCGACCGTGAGACTGTCGAGCGGCGTGCAGCGGTCTACGGCTTCGGCAAATTCGGCGAGGCGAGGCTCGAGCTTCGCGATGCACTGCGTGGTCGTGAAGCGCTGCCCTAGGTGCACGTCGCGCGTCTCGCCGAAGCACGCAGTCACCACGCCGACAGGATCGGGCTTCGCCACCAGTACCATTCCCTCGAACTTTGGTACGGCAGTCAGCAGCCCCGCGGCGGCGGCGGCACCTACCAAAGCGACAAGCGATCTTTTGACAGGGTTAGCCATGCTGCTCGCCTTCTTCATGAAGCCGCACTTCGAACACGCGTTCTTCCCGCCGATCTTTGCGCCACATGAAGTACGCATTCAGCACGAATGTCAAAACCGCCGTAGCGATACCAACGATGATGCCGATGTCAGTAAGCGTGAGCGACGAGCCAACGGCTACAGTGCTCCCTGCGTAACTTGCGGCCTCGGTCGGACTGATCCTCATGTATTTCCCCGGACATAAAAAAAGCCGCTCCAGGCGGCTTGACGGTTTGCGCTACAATCCCCGCACTAATCGGGGTCTGTCATGTACGAACAGATTATTCAAATCGGATTGATCAAAATCGGCATCGCTGCGGTGGCCGGCTTACTGTGGGGCATTTATAAAGCCGCCAAGAAGCCCACCCAAAGCGGCTGGGCGACCATAGTTGAGCAGCCCGCGCACCAGCGGGTTTGGAACCGACTGCGCGGTCGCAGCAGCACGAGTATCGAGATACGGAAGTAGCGACTGAGCGTCTAGCAGATAGCTTCCCAGCTGGTTCTGCAGGCGACCGCCGACAGCCGCACCCAACTTGTTCGCGCCTGCGAATATGCCGCCCGCTGCGAGTGGATGGCCGGCCAGCAACGCTGCGCCAGAAGCGGCTACCTTTCCGAGCCCGGTGGCGCCATTGAAAGACGGCCCAAAAAGATTGCGCGCCAGCCAGCCGTTTGCCGCCAGGTTGTATGCCGTGTCCGATCCCGGCGAGCCGATCGAGCTCGAAACCATCGAACGCTGAAGGTCGGATTGCACGCCATCGAGTGCAGCCTGCGCAGCCGGATCAATGCCGAACTGTGCCACGCTCGGATCACCACGCAGCGACATCGCATACCGCCCCTTGAAGGCAGGAAACGTGATCTGCGGTACGTTCGAAGCATTCGGCGGTGCCAGCGACAAGTCGCCCGACAAGCGTTGGCCAGCAGTCATCGTATTGACTGGTGGCGAATTCGCTGCGTACGCAGCGCGCGCTTGCGCATAGTCAGGTGACGCGTTATCCAGCCAGTTCAGGTAATCGTTTTGCGCGCTGTTGATAGCGTTGCGCTCGGATGGGCCAAGCCGCGTGTTATCGCGTGCACTCTGCTGCAGATCATCGAGACCGAGCTTCAGGTAATGCAGCACATCGCCAGAGATCTGAGCGGGCTGCCCCGCCGTCGCTGGCTGCGTCAAAACCTGCTGCAGGAGCGGCTGCCCGTTAAATCCAGTACCTCCCGTAGGCACGTTCGCATACTGCGCTGCCTGCCCCTGCACTGCGGGGGTCAACCCCTGATTGCCTTCGTTACGCGCGATCGTCACACCGCGCTGAAGCGCATCCTGCATCGCGGGGCGTTGCATGAGCGTCTCGAGCGACTGATCGACCGGATACACTTGGGCGCGTGCAGCCTGATAGCCAGGAGCCGCAGCGGCATTGCGGGCGGCGATCGCACCGTCAAGTTGCTGTTGTGTGCCCGCAATCCCATTGATCACAGACCAGCGAGCATCGTTGTTCGCGATCGACGTATCGATCAGTGCCTTTTTGAAGTCTGGTGACGCGTTCGCGAGTGCTTTCTCGGTCTGTACGAGCAGCGGGTTTGCGCCTAGTTGGGCAGTCGTAGAAACGCTACCTGGCACATACTGCGGAGCGTTCCTGATATTGGCCGCCACCGTCCCCGCTTCTTGAGGACTGAGCGCGCCGGCTAGGCCTTCGCCAACAAAATTTGCAGGCTGCACAACAGGCTTGAGTGCATTCCATACACTCGAGGCAAGCGCTCCTGTGCCCATGAATGCAGCGGGCACCCCAGCACCGAGTGTCGCCCCCAAACCAGCCTGTTTTAGCTTCTGGGTTGCGTACGAGTCATCCGAATTGCCAGTGGTCGGCATCATCGCAGCGCCAACGCCACCCTGTGCGGCACCGAGTGCGATCTTGGCGGGCGTGGACAACGCAGCGTATTCCGGGCCGATCAGAGCAGTGGGGAGAGAGCCAACAGCGTTGCCAGCGAGGCGTCCCCAATCGATACCGGGTGCCGGCCGCTGGCCCGTGATGATGCCGGTAAGGTTTTGAGGCTGCTGCGCAGCACGTTGCGCCTCGTAAGCGGCGTTCTGCTGATCGATGGCAGTCTGCATCTGGGGAAGCGCCGCACGCGCATCCTTCGCGAACTGCGAGTTCGGCGCGACCTGATCGGCGAGCCACGACAAACCATGCACGATGCCCTGCGTGGTTCCTTTCGCGACGTCGCCCACCCCGGTCAGAAAACCGCCCAGGGGCGCTAGTTGTCCTGCAGCCGGTTGCACAGCAGGCGCGCTCGCTGCTACCGGCGCCTGGATCGAAGGGCCGGCAGCCAGATAGTCATCGAACGATTGCGAACCCTGCGACGGCGCAGAATTTAGATAATCGTCAAACGCGCTCATTTAAGCAGCCCATTGGAGAATGCCCATTGGAAGTTCGGGCGAAGCGAAGGATTGGTCTTGATCGCACTCTGCACCGCGGCGCGTTGCGCATCACCAGACAGGCTCAGGATCGGCACCATCGACGGCTTGATGTTCTGGTCAAAGCCATTCGACAATGTCGTGTAAGTGCTCGAGTCGCCTGCGTTGAACGATGGCGTCAGCAGATTCGACTTCATCTGGTTCGCCACGATCTGGTTGCGCTGCGTCATCAGACCGTCGAGCATTGCCGGCTTCGGCTTGCCGTAGTCAGGAATGGCATCGCCCTGCAGCGATCGCGCCGCATCCGTGTTGTTTTGGCCGAGCGATTTGCCGAGCGTCGTAATCACGTTCGCGCGCTGCTTGTCGTATTCGGCCGCATCAGGGCTCACCCACGTGAGCGGCGCAGTGCTGCCGAGCGGGCCCGCCGCAAGAGCCGGTTTGCGCTGCGCAATGCTGATCATCTTGTCGAGCGATTCGAGCAGCGCCGGTGCGGTCTCTCGCGAAGCCTGCAGCGACAGATACGCATTCTGCATTGCATCGGCTGGCGCGGCCTGCGCAGCATTTGCGTTCGCAGTCTGGCCAAGTGGAGGCTGTGACAGCATCGGGCCACCGGCCTGCGCCGTCGCCGTCTGAGGCGCGGCATTTTGCGTAGCGACACCGCGCTGTTGCTGCGCACCGAAAACAGCCTTGGGCCCGTTTTCGTGCAGCATGATCGCGGTGCCGATCGCCTGACGCTGCACGGGATTCGTGAGGTCGACTGGCGTGTTGGGCGGAATGCCGAGACGCGTCGAGACGTCCTGCACATACGCAGGTGCGTTCGGTGGCGAGCCAACCCATTTCGTGATGGCATCGCCGAGCGTCTTTACCTTCGGGTCATTCGCATAATTGGCCAGATTCTGATCCAACTTCGCGACGCCGGTCTGCAAGTCCGGATAGGTAGCGACCTGGCCGCCAGGCGACACCGCACCCGGATTGTTATTGCGCAGTGGCTTCGGCAGACTGGAGGGCGCGCCGCCGCTAGCCGCATCAGCGACATTCGCAGTCGTCTGCTGAACGAAACCGCCCTTCCCGCCATTTGCGGTCGGATCCCATACTTGCTGCAACTCGTATTGAGCCTTGCCACCAGCCTGGGCCGCAGTGCTAGCCCGAATAGCGTCTAGACCACCGGCAATAGGCACCGTCTGCCACGTGCGCCCGTTGTCAGGAGTCAGGTTCTCGTAACCGGCCGGCGCAGCAGATGGGGTCGTGTGAATCTGGTTGTCGCTGCCGATATATGGCGCACCCGGGCGTAGCGAAGTGGGTTCGATGCGCGTCGCCTTGTCTACCGCAGCCTGAAGCGTGGCATTCCACTGCGGCGAACCTTGCTGAATGCCCGCTGCTGTCATCTGCTTCTGGAGGTCGGTCGGCGAATACTGGCCCGCCGCGATCTCAAACAGCTTGTTCGGATCGGTCAGCAGACCATAGCCGGCCAGCCGCGGCGGGATGTTGCCGAACAGACTCGAAGTCGCAGGCGCAGCGGGAGTGTATTGCACGGGTGCAGGGGCCGCACCTGTGCCGCCGCCTAGTGCTGGTGCGGATGTCGGAGCCGAAGCGCTAGGCGAAGGTACCGGAAATGACTGAACGCCGGGACCAGAACCACCCTGGCCCGCCGCAACGCCTCCCGCGTCAGTGGCGCCCGGTGCGGTCTGAGGAGCTGCCTGAGGTGCGCTGGCGGCGCCAGACTGGTCGCCACCAAGCAGACTCGCCGCCGTGTTGTACAGCAACTGGTTCTTCTTGAGCGCGAAGCCGAGTTGCTGAAGCTGTGCGTTCTGGAGTTGCTGCTGCATCTGCATCTGCTTCGATTGCTGGTATTGCTGCAAGCCATCCAGACCGCCCTGCCCGATGGCCGACAAGCCCGAATTGAGCCCGCGGTTACGCGCGAGGATACCAAGGCCAGTCGCAAGAAGACCATCGGCAGCCGGCTGCGATTGAGGCGATTGCGCCCACTGCGTGAAGTTGTCTAGAAGTCCCATGTTCAGCCCTGTCCGAATCCGAGGGGGTTAGTCTGCCCGGTGGCGTATTGCTGAAGCAGCCCGGTTGCAGGCCCACTGCTGAGCGTGTACGGCAGCGTGATGCCAGACTGAGGCACGAAGTTGATCGAATGCGCGCCGGCACCGAAGCGTCCACCGCCATACCCGCCGCCCATGCCTATGGGCCGCTGCTGGTTCTGCTGTTGTTGCTGCATCTGATTGGTGAACTGCTGCCCCTGGTTAAACAGATTGCCAAGCAAATTCCCGTAGCCGCCCATTGATGCGCCACCAACTGATGAAGCGCCAGCAACGTCGCCAGAAAGGCCACCTCCGAGCGCGCCACTGGCAGAACCAGTCATTCCGCCACCGGGAAGCAATCCGCTGAAAAGACCTGTGGGAGATGATCCAAGCGAGCCGCCTAGATCACCACCCATCGCGCTTCCAAGACCCGATCCGCTGGCAGAAACGCCACCCGTCAAACCCGAATCACCAAACGCGCCAGGACCATTGAGAAAGCCGGAAATCCCGCCAGCGCCGCCCGATGAACCGCCGCCGCTGAATAGGCTCGAGAGACCGCCTCCAGAACCTCCACCCGATGCACTTGCGCCACCGCCGATTGCGCCGGATGCGAAGCCGCCAGCAATGATCGGCGCGACGATGTCGGCTACCGAATTGACCTTGTGGAAGGTATCAAGGCTACCTGTATCGCCCGGATTGTCCTGATACATGTCATTCCACGCGCTAGACGTGAAATTGCCTGTCGGGCTAATGAGTGCGCCGCCCTCATGATTGTTGAACGTGCCGCCGATTGCCGGATCGTATCCCGGCACTCCAAACGCAGCGCCAAGCGCCTGCAATGGGTGATGCCCGATTTCTCCGACCGTATCCTTAACGTAATCGCCTGCTGCTGACATGTCGCCTCCTAGCCGAAGGCCTTGAGCAAGCCGCCGCCGAGCGCCAACCCGCCGCCAAGCAGGTTCGTCAGGCTGTTGCCGCCGCTTTGCGTCGACGTCGACACGCCCTGCGCGCCATTGCCAAGCGCACCCGACAAGGCGCTTTGCAGGATACCGAGCTGCTGATACGGCGAATACGCCTGGTTGTACCATTGCTGGTATTGCGCACCAAGTTGGTTTTGATCGTTCTGCTGCTGCGTCTGGCCGGCACCAAGTTGCTGCTGGTAGCCGTAGTAGTTCGCCTGATTCAGACCTGGTGCCAGGCCAGCCGCACCGAGCGCGTTCTGCTGTGCGCTCTGATAGTTCTGGCTGTTCAGTGCGTTCTGCGCTTGCGTCGCGTTCAGGTTGTTCGACTGGTTCGTGAGGTTGGTTTGCGTGTTGAGCGCGGCCTGTTGCCCTGCGGCCTGCTGCGTTCCTGCATACGCATTTCCGCGCAACTGCGCTTCGACGTTAGTCAGATCGTTCGCGAGACCCTGGTTCTGCAACTGTTGCGTCTGCTGCATCGCCGAGCCACCGAACGCACCAGCATTGTTGAACTGCGCCAGCGTCTGCGCTGCAGTGCCGTTCGCGTACTGGTTGGTGATGTCGGTTTGGGCCTTGTTGACCTGTTGATCCAGATACGGGTTATCCATCGTCGCATACGGGTTCTGCGACGCCTGCACGTTCTGGCCGATGTACTGGTTGCTCGTCTGGTAGGGATTGTTAGCATTGCCAGCAATACCCTGTACCGCGCTGTTCGCTGAGTTCAGCGTTGGATTCGACTGCCCAGCGAGGTTGTTGATGCCATTGATCGCAGACTGTTGGCCGCCCGTGAGGCCCGCGACGAGCTGGCCACCGTACTGCGGAAGTTGCTGGTTAGATAGGTCGGAACCGCGCTGAAGGATCTGTTGCGCGTAGGGTTGCGCATAGCCAGGCAATTCCTGGGTCGTAGTTTGGCTGCCGCCGCCACCACCGCTGCTCATGATTTGATCTTCCTTTCATAGACCGTCTCGCGAACCGTGAAGTGGTAGCGGGGAGCAACGCGTGCCCACCCACGCCGGGTAGTTCCGAACGTGATGCGTGAAGCGCCAATGCCGCGGCAGATGGCATCGAGGTCATCGCTGAACTCGGCCATCACATCGGCATCGGAGCGGGAATAGAGAATCCAGATATGCAAGCGCTTGCCGTCGAAATCCGCGAGAGAGCGCAGAACGACAAAGCCGACTTCCTTTCCGTCGACTTCAAGCAGGTAAAGAGTTGCTGCGCCGCTGACGAGCGCGAAATAGACGTCTTCAACAATCCAGCCGTCAGGCGATTCAATTTCCCTCATCGGAGCGCGCAGGCGCGGCCACACCGCGCTGACTTGCGTCGGCGCGATCTGAATCATTTTTCGCATTGATCAGGTGCCTGTCGGAGAGCGCGTCTCAACCCACACACCAGGCGTTCCGGCCTGCACGCAAGTCCAGCCGGTCACGATGTAGTGCGCGCCGGCCGAACCGAGTACTGTGGGTTGTTTGTTGCGGATGAAGTCACCCTGCTGGTACGAGCCAGCCGTGGGTGCTTGAGTAGTTGCGTTGGTGATGGCCGAAACTGCGCCTTCAGTGAGGGAATTGACCTGATTCGTGATGCTGGTAAGGATCTGCTTTACCTTGAACACAAGGTCTTTGCCGAATTGGTCCTTGTCCGGTGCCGGTGGAAGTTGAGGGCCTTGAAGTCTCATGCCTCACCATCCGGAACCAGCTTCGGTGTGTAGCCGATGATCTCGCAGTCACCCTGAAACGCCATCTGGCATCGGTGATATCGATCCGAAATATCGACGTCGAACTTGCCATCCTCATACGTGCTGCTGGGCCCAATCGTTGGCGAACTACCGAGCGTCGAACGTCCCTGCGTGCTCATCGTGGCAGTGGCGGGATCCATGACACAACGAAGCCGCACGTATTGCAGCAGCGAATACGATTCATCGTCACCGAAATCGCCGGTCGTGATGGAAGAATTGCCCGCTACACCCGTGAGCGTCTGGATCGTGTGGTTCGTATCAATGACGGATGGCTGCGTCGCGACGCTAGTCCAGAACGGCGAATCCCACGGAACCTGCGGAAGGTCTTTCCATTCGTTAGCGATGGTGCCCAACGATTCCCAGGTGATCTGACCATTGATGAAGTCCACCGAGGCCTCAATCGCACGATCAGCGCGCCCCCAGCGATCCATCTTGTAGTTGTAAACGATGCACTTATCGATGGCGCCCGTGCTCGCGTTGCTCACGTAGTACCAGAACACCAGTGAATTCACGCGATCGTGCACGCTGCGGATCGTCTGCTGGTGAGCCGGGTTCCAATCGCCAAAGAAGGTCGTTTTGACGCGATCGCCAATAGGCTGCGGGCGCGTGCCGTCGAACACATAGAAGTTATCGTTGCCGAGGAAATAGTGTGCGGTGCCGATCGACACTACTGCTTCCTGGCAGGGAGCGCCTATTTGTGTGGAAATCACAGGAAATGCCCAGATGACTGGTGGCCCCTGATAGGTGCCGTAGTACATCGACGTTTCCTTGTAGACCACAACGTCTTCGCCAAGCGCGCGCGCTGCACGAACATCGCCCGCTGTATTGATCATCCGGCCGAATGCACTCTGCGTCGCTTCACTCGCGGTCCAGATCGTGTTGTCACCGATACCGCTGCTCCACCATCCATCGGGCCGTGTGCCGTTAAGTGGATCGGTCGTGTTGAAAAGCAGCACAAAATTGCTGGCTACTTCGATGATCGCGGCAACTGGCGCTTTCTGTACAACGACACTCGCCGAAGCGCCAGTGCCGCCGCCACCGGAGAAACTGACGGTCGGCGTCGTGTTGTATCCATTGCCCTGCGCAGTGAGCGCGAGAGATGCAACGCTGGTGCCCGTGAGGACAGCTGTTGCGGTAGCGCCCGAACCAGCGCCACCCGAAAGAGCCAGCGTCGGAGCAGACGTGTAGCCGACACCGTGATTGGTGATATTGATGCTGGTGACTGCCGAGCCAGTGAGAACTGCTGTCGCGGCAAAGCCCGTACCGCCACCACCGGAAGCGCTCACAGCGGGCGCGGACGTGTAGCCAGTACCGCCAGCAGTAACGTTCGCAGAAGCTACCGATGTCGGCGTGAGTGTTGCAGTTGCCGTAGCACCGCTTCCATTGCCGCCCACGAACGCCACCGTAGGCGCAGACGTGTATCCAGAGCCGCCGGCAGTCAACGCAATCGACGAGAGGGGCTGAGGGACATCACCGAAATTTCCGTCGAGAGTCTGCTGCAGCGTGTCCGCATTGTTCGTCGCGAGCGTCACATTGCCGAACTGCGCGAAACGCCATACGTTCGCGCTTGAGCTCGTATAGTTGCCATTCGAACGCGTGACGTCTTCCCATGCGCCGGTCACTTCCTCGTACAACTTCGTCGCGGTGCCAACGAACAGGCGCTTGACGTCGTCAAGACGCACAACAGTCGACGCGCCTATGACGGTATCCGGAAGCGCTGGCATCCCCGCACTCACGGCACTCGGTGCGGCTTTCATGCCGCGCAGCGTCGGGAGCATGTTCTGACAGTCGAGCATCGCCCCCGGAGTCGTCGGATCGACGTCCGGTGAATAACCCAGAAATGCCGGCATGTCAGCCCTTCTTGATCGCCAGAGACGAGCCCGAATGCTGGCTGGCCGAGTCGTTGGTGGTGATGTCGTCGATCGCGGTCGTCAACGCCAGAGTCCACACCTGGATTCGCTCATCGTTCTTGATGTACGGCTCTGCCTCGAGCAGCGACGCGTAAAGGTAAATGTCCGGGGCGTCCTGGAGCAGCCAGTTCGACGGGTTCGTGTCGCTGAGGGGTTCAATATCCTGGTAGTAGTGGACAGTCAGTTTCGACACGCCGTCCACCTTCGTGAGCAGCCATAACCTGCCCCCCAAGATCGTGAATTCGTTGCCGCACGCACGGTCTTCCATCCAGGAATCAGCGCTGTCTTCCGGCCGGAAATCGAGCTTCTGCGTGCCGTAGGTGATCCGGATGGCCTGGTTGTAGTCACCGGGCAAAGTTACGAACTGCTGCGACGGTGTGATCGAGAAGAACGTACGCATCTGGCTCAAGCGCAGCCGGCGATTTAGCCGCGCCTCGGCGAGCGTGATGAAATCGGCCGCGCGATCGCCCAGATTGTTGCGCTTCAGCCAGCCAGCGACGGACGCCTGCAGGTCGGTATAGGTGTTAAAAGGCATATCAACCGTTCCCTTTTACTTTTTCCGCGGCTGTGCTATATTGGTTTTGCGTTGGCGCTGCCGGACAGGAGTTGAAGGACGGTACCCGGAGGTCAACGCACCAAGCCCGCCCCGCGCGGGCTTTTTCATTTGCCGTTCGGTTTGTTGAAGTCATATTTCGGAATCACCGAAAGGAGTTCGGGGTTTTTCGACCCGGAGGCTTCGAAGGTCACTCGGTCTTCGACCTTGTTTCCGAATCCGTCCACGCGGCGGGTCTTGTTGACGAGAGCCGCACGTCCCATACGGTCGACGACAACCGTCGATTGCGGCGACAAGCCGTTCTGGATC